AATACTCTGATAGTCGTTCCGACGACATCCCTTGTAGAGCAGATGTATAAAGACTTTGCAGATTATGGGTGGGATGTTGGTTCATATTGCCACAAGATATATGCTGGAAAAGAAAGAGAAACAGACTCTCAGGTAATCATTACGACCTGGCAGTCCATCTACAAACTTCCCCGACAATATTTCTCAAGATTTAATGTGGTTATAGGAGATGAAGCACACCAGTTTAAATCAAAGTCACTAGTATCTATAATGACAAAACTTTCAGATGCAAAATATCGTTATGGTTTTACTGGCACATTAGATGGTACACAGACACACAAATGGGTTTTAGAAGGTTTATTTGGACCATCTTATAAAATAGTTCGCACAGATGAACTAATGCAGAAAGGTCATGTTGCCAAATTAGATATTAATATTTTACTACTAAAACATCCACCAAATAAGTTTGAAACATTTGAAGACGAGGTTCAGTATATTATCAATCACGAAAAGCGTAATAAGTTTATCCGCAATCTTGCTCTTGATCTAAAGGGTAATACTTTAATTTTATTTTCCAGAGTTGAAGGTCACGGACAACCTTTATACGAACTCATAAATAGTAGCATAGTTGAACAACGTCATGTATTTTTTGTACATGGTGGAGTAGCTACAGAAGATCGAGAAAAAGTTCGAGAAATTACTGAAAGAGAACAAAATGCAATTATCGTGGCATCTTACGGAACTTTCAGTACAGGAATTAATATTAAGAATTTACATAATGTTATTTTTGCTTCACCTAGTAAATCAAGAATTAGAAATCTCCAATCAATCGGTAGAGTACTAAGAAAAAGTGATAGCAAAGTGAAAGCAACTTTATATGATATTGCCGATGATATTAGTTATAAATCAAGAAAAAATTATACACTTAATCACTTAATTGAAAGAATTAAAGTTTATAATGAAGAAAATTTTAATTATGATATTGTAAACATACCGCTTAAAAACTAATGGGAGAAGAGTTTTACGCAATTATTAAACTAGTATCAGGAGAAGAAATTCTATCATTAGTTATGATAGATGAAAATGATGGCGATCCTATCATTATTCTCCAAAATCCAGTGACAATGAAGGCTTATCACAATCAGAAAGGAACATATCTCAAAGTAAAATCTTGGATAGAAATATCAAATGATGACTTTTATATGATTAAACTTGATAAAATTATTACGATGACAGAAACAAGAGATAAAAAAATAATTGATATTTACCGCAATTATATAAATGATGATGATTCAATTGAAATTTATAATCCTTCAGGCAAGGTGAAGCCTTCAAGCAAGATGGGATACATAGCATCTGTTGAAGAGGCACGTAAAAATTTAGAAAATCTTTTGAATGGATTTAAAGAAAGCTAAATCTCATCTTTAACGAAGACAAACTTAGTCTATATGCTTTTTGATATCTTGTCAAGTTATTTTAAAATATGTTATAATGAAGAAAAGTTATAATAAATGAGTCCGATGTTATGTCCAAGAAAAAAACTGAACATTATGTAAACAATAAAGAATTATTAGAAGCACTTATAGTTTATCGTTCTAAAGTTGAAAAAGACTTCTTCAAAAAAAATGAGAGAAGTCCAACCAGAGAAGACCGTTCAAAACAATGGGAAGGTAAACCTCCGATTCCGAATTATTTGGGTGAGTGTTTTTTGAAGATTGCTACTCATTTATCATATAAACCAAACTTTGTCAATTATATGTTTCGTGAGGATATGATTTCTGATGGAATTGAAAATTGTGTTCAATATATTCACAATTTTGACCCAGAAAAGTCTAAGAATCCTTTTGCTTACTTTACTCAGATTATTCACTATGCATTTCTGAGAAGAATTCAAAAAGAGAAAAAACAGTTGGATATTAAGACTAAGATTATTGATAGAGCTGGTTATGATGAGGTTATGATGGTTGACGATAGCTTGCTTTCTGGACACAGTTCGGAGTATAATACTATCAAAGACAATATTCAGTATCGCAGCAGCCGATGAAGGTAGCAATTATAACAGATACTCATTATGGTGCAAGAAAGGGTTCAAAATACCTTCACGATTATTTTGAACTTTTCTATAAAAATGTTTTCTTTCCTGCTCTTAAGGAACATAAAGTAGAAACAGTCATTCATATGGGTGATGCCTTTGATAGTCGTAAGTCAATTGATTATCAGAGTTTGGAATGGGCAAAAAGAGTTGTATTCGAACCTTTAAAACAATATGATGTTCATATGATTATTGGTAATCATGATTCCTACTATAAGAATACTAATATTGTAAATTCTCCAAGTCTTCTTTTACAAACTTATCCAAATGTTAAGACATATAGTTCTCCTCAAACTATCAAGGTGGGTGGACTCGATATTTTGATGGTGCCCTGGATTTGTAGTGAAAACTACGATGAGACTCTAAATCAAATTAAGAAGACCAAAGCAAAAGTTGCAATGGGACACCTAGAACTTCAAGGTTTCCGTGTCAATCGCAATCTGATCATGGAAGAACACGGATTGGATTCAAATATTTTTAAGAACTTCGTAAAAGTATTTTCTGGTCATTATCACACTCGTTCTGATAATGGATGTATTTTTTATCTTGGTAATCCTTATGAAATGTACTGGACGGATGTAAATGATGCTCGTGGATTTCATATTTTTGATACCGAAACCTTAGAGCATACTCCAGTTAATAATCCATATAAATTATTCTATAACATTTATTACGATGATACTCCGTATCAATTATTTGATGCTTCTAATTATGAGTCTAAAATTGTTAAGGTAATTGTTCGTAAAAAATCAAAACCTAAAGATTTTGAAAAATTTATTGATAAACTTTATACAGTTGGTATTCAAGATCTTAAGATTGTAGAAAATTTTGATATTCAAGAAAATGATGATTTTGAAGTCGATGAAGATGAAAATACAATGTCAATCTTGAATCGTTATATTGACGAGTCTGAATTTGAATTTGATAAGAATATTATCAAAGGCATTTTTCAAGATCTTTATCGACAAGCTTGCGAGGTAGACTAAATGTATCTTCTCACACTCAAAGACAGAAAAGACGATGGTGCTTATGCGGTTCAAAATCAATATGGACAAAAAGTTCTTTTTCTTTTTGAGGAAGAGGACGATGCAGTTAGATATGCCTTGATGCTTGAAGACCAGGAAGACCAAGAAATGGATGTTGTGGAGGTTGATGCCGAACTTGCAATAAAGACTTGTAAGAGGTATAATTACTGTTATGCTGTGATCACTCCTGATGATATTGTAATTCCACCAAAAAATGATAGTATTTCATAAAATTCGTTATAAAAACTTTCTTTCATCGGGTAATCAATTTACTGAAATTGACTTTGAAAAAAACCATACTAACTTAATCATTGGGACAAATGGTGCAGGGAAATCCACTGTTCTTGATGCTCTTACGTTTGTACTTTTCAATCGTCCATTTAGAAAAATCAATAAACCTCAACTTGTTAATACAACCAACGAAAGGGATTGTTTGGTAGAGATTGAGTTTTCTTGTAATAGTAAAGAATATCTTGTTCGTAGGGGAATCAAACCAAACATTTTTGATATTGAAGTGAATGGTGTTCCTCTGCATAAAGAGGCAGATGACCGTGCTAATCAAAAAATTCTTGAGGAGAATATACTTAAAGTAAACTATAAATCTTTTACTCAGATTGTGATTCTGGGTTCGAGTTCTTTTGTGCCTTTTATGCAACTTACGACTGCTAATCGTCGTGAGGTCATTGAGGATCTTTTGGATATTCGTATTTTTTCTGCGATGAATCTTCTCATCAAAGATAAGATTCGTGAAAAGAAAGAGCAGGTCAAATCTCTTGAATTAAAAAAAGAAAATCTAAAAGACAAAATGAAGATGCAGAAAGACTTCATTGAAGAACTTGAGAATCGTGGTAATGCCAATATTAATACCAATAAAGATAAGATTGCCAATTTAGACAAGGAAGTTGGTGTTTACATGATTGAAAATGCATTGATTGAGGAGAGCATTTTCAAGTACACTGGAGAACAAGATGAAGTCATCGGTGCGGGTGATAAGTTAGTAAAACTAAACAATCTAAAGGGTAAAATATCTCAAAAAGTAACTGTCATTACTAAAGAGCATAAGTTTTTTACTGAAAATACGGTTTGTCCCACATGTACACAGTCCATTGAGGAGGAGTTCAGAATAAATAAAATTACCGACGCTCAAAATAAGGCAAAGGAACTCCAAAAAGGTTATCAAGACCTAGAGGAGACTATAAAATTAGAACAAGAGAGAGAGCGTCAATTCATTGCACTTTCCAAGGAGATTACAAAACTCAATCATGAGATTTCTCAAAACAATACTCGGATTAGCCTCAATCAGAGACAAATCAGAGACCTTGAATCTGAAATTCAAACTATTACCCAAAACCTTGCAAACAGAAATACTGAGCATGAGAAACTAGAAGAATTTCAAACCAATCTCCAAAAAACATTCGAAGACCTCTCAAAGAAAAAAGAAGAAATCGTTTATTACGATTTTGCCTACTCCTTACTCAAGGACGATGGTGTAAAAACGAAGATCATT